GGATTAGTGGAATATACCATGCCGGATAGCAGTTTTAATTCGTCGTCTGGCTGGGCGGTGGCATCTGAGGGAGTTAAGAGCATTGTTACTCGAGCACCTGCGCATGAACCTTGGCCTTACCACAATCAAGGGGTACAGGTAAGTGTTAACTTGAGTGATGGTTCTAATTCAAGTCCTCCCGGTGCTCCTACAGTCCCGGCAGGCACATCAATAACTAAGACAGCATAATATGGCAATTTATAACTATACATTACCATCTGGGGCGAAATTTCAAGTATCGGCTCCCTCTGGCACCACGCAAGAAGAAGCAGATGATATTTTTTATTCGCAAGTAGCGTCAGGTACATTTGTTGGATATGATGTGGGTGATACATTAATCAATCCCACACAAACCCTGGAAAATTTTGGTATTACTCGACTACAACGCGGTACTGCGGGTGTGGATGATCAGACTTTGCTGGCTATTATATCTGGTCTCCCAATAGTTGCATCATTACCATCACTAACCTCACAGCCTGTAGCTAATCCAATAGACCAATCAAGTTATATACAAGTTACCAGTACACCCACCGGTACAGTTAACCTATCATTGCAAGCAGGCCAATTAACACCACAACAAACACAGTCTTTAATGGCGCAGATGGCGGCAAATGCAACGAATACGCCTGCTACCTTTACACAAGCTGATGGTATCGGACTATACGGGTTTAATTGCAACCAACTTGAGCAAGCCGGAATAGTTAAACCCGGTATGAGTCAATTATACTGTACTCTTGATTCTAGTGGTAACAATCCCTCTAATTTTGTTAGTTTTATGACGTCACCGACACCCTGGACCGGATTATATGGTATTACCAGCATCAATGATTTGTTAAATGATGCAGGACTGCAAAATGAAATTCAACAGGACTTATTACAACAAACTTATGATCAATTGGTGTATAGTGGGGTAGTTGTACCCCCAAAACCAAAAGTCACCACAGCCAGTATTACTACGGGGCTGGTATACAATTCATCGGGCTCACTAATATCCGCTACTCCACTATCGTTATTGGTAATGGGGCATAATGATTCAACAAGTCTGCAGAATTCCTTTTTAAGCACACTTGGTGCCGCGGGCAGTACTACAAATAAATTATTTTCTAACTTAGCCGGCACTCCTTTGGGAAGTGTCCCAGCTGCTATACAGAATTTTGGGACATCAGCGGTTGCACAGTACACTTCTGGGTTAGCATCGTTATCTACGGGTGCAGTTGGGTTCGCCACCGGGGCATTGAATAGTGTTACTGCGGCCACCGGAGCAGTCGCAACACAATTGTCTGGTTTGTCCTCTGGATTAGTCGGTGGTGCGGTTGCATCTGCTGCCAGTGTTATACAATCCACAGTTAATGGAGATGTAGGTGCGCTAATGGCTGTGGGAAGTAAATATGGCACCAGTATTGCCAGTGCGTGGTCCAGTACAACTGATTCGATATCATCCTTGGGCGCATCGGTGACCACGGGTATTGGATCCTTGGCTACCGGGATTAGTGATAGTGTATCGGGGTTGGCATCAAATGCCGTTGCGTCTGCCAGTGCGCTGGCATCGGGAATACAGAGTCAAGTAACTGCATTGTCATCAGGTATCAGTAGCCTAGCAAAATCTGCACAAGCCAGTATTAACTTTAGCGATTTTTCATTAAGTAGTTTAATATCCAGAGTTCAGCCGGCTGCAGGATTTACCAATACCGTAAATAGAGCCACAGTTGACGCAGCAGTAACACGCATTATTGGATCACCACTAATAACCTCGCCAATATATGAATTGCCCTCGATAAAATCCTTGGGTACAGCGTTGGACATTACAACTGCGCAAAATTTACTGGCCAAAACACAATCTATTGCTAGTGGAGCAACCGGTTTAATAACTGGTATTACTACTGGTAGTAAGAATCTACTACAGGGATCTTTATCTCAAGTTCAATCGGTATTAAATTCAGCCCAGGGTGTGCAACAAGCAGCCAACAACGTAGTTTCACAAGCGAAACAATTGGGCAACAGTCTGCTGCCTCCGGGCAAATAAGTTAGGGTAAATACATATTATGTCAACTTTTATTGGATTCTCAACAGTTAATAGAAACAAAAATTTTGTTTTAGTTGACGATGACCTGATCAAACAGGATTTATTAAACGCCTTTAATATTAGACAGGGTGAGTTAGTTGGCCGCCCGGGATATGGCACTTTAATCTGGAATTATTTGTTTGAAAACCAAACTTCCGAACTGGAAGCTGCCATTTACCGTGAAGTTCAACGTGTTATTGGTGGTGATCCTAGACTATACCTAACTAATCTCTATATGTACCCCCAGGAGAATGGCATACTACTTCAATTAGAGTTACAGACTGTGTCAACTACATCTCCGCAAATATTATCTATCTTCTTTAATGAAACTTCACGTTCCGCTAGTTACTCATAACCCATAACATAATAATAGCATATTATCGGTAGGATAAATAATTGTAACATTGGAACGACCATGGCTACATCTACAAGACAAACCGTATTATTTGGGGTTGAGGATTGGAAAAAGATCTATCAAACCTATAGCGAAGGTGACTTTCAAAGTTACGACTTTGAAACATTGCGCAAGAGTTTTATAGATTATCTTCGGCAGTATTATCCAGAAACATTCAATGATTATATTGAATCTTCGGAATTCATCGCATTGCTTGATGTTATAGCTTTCATGGGTCAAGCATTAGCATTCCGCACGGATTTAAACACTCGCGAAAGTTATATTGATACCGCGGAACGCCGAGACAGCGTTATTAAACTGGCAAATCTTGTTTCCTACACCCCACAACGTAATACCGCAGCCAGTGGCTATCTAAAAGTAAACTCAATTGTGACTACAGAAAATGTGGCCGATTATAATGGCGTAAATTTAGCTAATATTACTGTTAATTGGGCAGATCCCAGTAATTTTGATTGGCAAGAACAATTTATTGCAATCATAAACGCATCCTTGGTTAATACACAATACATTGGTTCTCCAGGTAATGACCAAGTGCTATTGGGCGTAGATACACAAGAATATACTATTAATCTAGTACCTGGATATCTTCCAGTAATCCCATACACATCCACTGTCAATGGAGTTAGTATGCCATTTGAGGCAGTTAATTCTACTTCACTGGGGCAGACGTACATCTACGAACCACCACCATTACCCAATGGACAGTTTAATATTTTATTCCGTAATGATCAGTTGGGATTTCAGTCAGCTAATACAGGTTTCTTTTTCTACTTTAAACAGGGAACACTTTTGAACCAAGATTTTAATCTAGTGGAACAAGTGTCTAATCGTACTGTTGATATTAATGTGGAAGGAGTTAATAATACTGATGTATGGTTGTATCAATTAGATAATCTCGGTAATGCACAAACCATTTGGGGTCGAGTAGCTTCTGTATATGCCGCAGCAGTCGAACAAATGACGCCATCAATACGTAACGTATATTCTGTAGCCAGCCGTACTAATGATCAGATAACGTTGGTATTTGGTGATAATGTATTTGCTACTATCCCGGTAGGACAATTTAGAAATTATGTTCGTGCGTCTAACGGGCTACAGTATATTATTAACCCGGAAGAAATGCAGTCCGTTCAAATTCCTATTAGTTATGTCAGTCGTACTGGACAAATTGAGACAGTTACATTTAATTGTGGAATTACCAGCCCGGTGACTAACGCAGCACCGCGCGAAACTATTGATCAAATTAAACAACGTGCGCCTGCTCGTTATTACACACAAAATCGTATGGTTAACGGAGAGGATTATACAAATTTCCCATTCACCACATACAATTCCATTATTAAAAGTGCTGCTCTTAATCGCAGTTCTATTGGTACCAGCCGCTACTTGGATTTAGTTGATCCTACCGGCAAGTATTCTTCAACTAATGTGTTTGCTGATGATGGTGCATTGTGGTATATTAATAATACCCCCGCCTTCAACTTTACCTATCAGACTACTAACGATATTAATAATGTTATTTTAAATGACATTACTCCTATCTTATTGAAAGAAACTTTCAAACAATTTTATTACGCTTACTTTCCACGCCCCAGTTTAACGGCCTTGAATTATTCTTGGCATGAAAGCACAACTATAGTGAATGAAACTACTGGTTATTTTCAAAACAGCAGTGGCGTGCCTGTCCCTGTTGGTAGAACTGCCAGCAATAATGCCAAGTATATTGTTGAAACTGCATTAGTACAATTTGTACCGCCTACCGGATATTATTTTAATAAAAATAATGAATTGCAGCCTGGGGTACCAATTTCAGATGATGATCACTTGTACATATGGGCAAGCCCTACTGCTATTGATGGTGATGGCACCAATGAGGGACTAGGAAACTTATTAGATGGTACAGGCCCAGTAGTATTGAATACCTATATTCCTACAGGTGCTATACCGGTACAGGTTATTCCTGTGTTGACGACAACATTTGGGTCGAGTGTACAATCTGCTATTCTTAACCAGATTTATTTGCATCAAAACTTTGGATTAGGTTACGACAGTACTGGGTCAATTACCGGCACACCTTACACATGGTATCTTATCACTGCGGCTAACCTTGCAGTAAACGCAACCTGGAGCCAGCAATTTGCAGGCAACACTACTGGTGCTGGATTAGATGCAAGTTGGATGATTCAAGCAACGTATGATGGGTCACAATATACAGTTAAATCTCGCAGTCTTGATTATTACTTTGGTAGCGTATTGGAAGTTCGTTTCTTCTTTGATACAGCACAAGCAGTTTATGACAGCCGTACTGGCACAGTTATTTCAGATTTTGTCAAGGTATTGCGATCAAATAGCCAGGCAAATAGCAATGCTCCATTACTTGGTGATGTTGCCCTTAAAATCATTGCACAACCGGTATTAAGTGACGGTTTAGTTAATGATTTCGAAGTAGTAGTCGGCTATGAAGATTATAATAATAATGGTATCCCTACAGATCCTGATTTCTTCCAGGCAATCGTTGGTGTGGCTCCAGCAGATACCACACTCCCATTACCCTACGTTTACTTTCAATTGACCACGGACTTTGATAATCTACAACGTTATTTGTTACAGCCATCGGGTGTGGTTAATGATAGTTATGCTACATTGCCAGCAATTCAAGTGGTTACTGAGCAATATGCAACGGGCCAGGTATTTTATGCTTACCAAGAAAATAATTTTTATATATTGACACTAACATTAGCCGGTCAACGAATATTAACATTGACTTCAGGCTGGGTAGCACAAGTTGGACGTCAAGATCTATATTTTCAATATCGTCATAACTCTGCTCTGACTAATCTTATTGATCCGGGTAGTAGTAATATTGTTGATTTATATGTGGTAACTTTGGAATATTATACGGCTTACACAGCATGGATACGTGATACAACCAACACCGTTCCGCAACCATTGCCCCCGACAATTGATGAGTTGACCACTAATTATGCAGGATTACAGAACTACAAGATGATTAGTGACAATATGATTCTTAACAGCGTGGAATTTTTACCACTTTTTGGTAGTAAGGCCCCCGAAGCATTGCGGGCTACTATTAAGGTTATCCCCGCGGCAAATACCAATGCCAGCAATAACCAAATACAAAATCTTGTGTTAGCTTCCATGAACGCATATTTTGACATTGCTAACTGGAGTTTCGGACAAACATTTTACTTCTCAGAATTAGCCGCTTATATACATTCACAAATAGGGACAT